ATATATAATAGTGATGTAATAGAGAGGGGTGAAACCCCCTCTCTCATTTGAAAGAAAGAAAATGGCAGAATTATTCGGTTTCGAATTTAAACGCAAAGTAGCACAAGATTTAGCACCCTCATTCGCTCCAAAAGAGACCGAAGATGGTGCATTAGTCGTAGCTGCTGGCGGTAGTTATGGTACATATGTTGATCTTGATGGTACGGTAAGAACTGAAGCCGAGCTAGTTACAAAATATAGAGAAATGGCTCTACAGCCTGAATGTGATGCAGCTATCGACGAAATTGTTAATGAAACAATGGCGATCGATGAAAAAGATATTGTTAAGTTAGATTTAGATAATCTTGAAGTTTCTGATAAGCTTAAAAAAGCTATTCTAGAAGAATTTAATAACATTGTAAACATTCTTGATTTCCGCCGCTATGCCTACGAAATTTATCGTCGTTGGTATGTGGATGGTCGTTTGTATTATCATGTTATCATTGATGATAAAGATACAAAAGCTGGTATTAAAGAAATTCGTTTTATTGATCCACGTAAGATCCGCAAGGTCCGTGAAATTGTAAAACAAAGAGTTAAGGGTGGTGAAGGTGGTGAAGCTGTTATCACTAAGACACAAAATGAATATTATATTTTTAATGATAAGGGTTTTAATTACGGCAATAAAACTGTTGGTCCTTCAACTAACGGATTACGTATTGCTAAGGACTCTATCCTTCATGTTACATCAGGATTAACTGATACTAATGGCACTATGGTGCTTTCATATCTTCACAAAGCTATTAAGGCTCTAAATCAGCTACGCACTCTTGAAGATGCACTTGTTATCTACCGCCTTGCTCGTGCTCCTGAACGTCGTATCTGGTATATTGACGTTGGTAATCTTCCTAAAATGAAAGCCGAGCAGTATGTTCGTGATATCATGGTTAAGCATAAAAACCGTTTGATCTATGACGCTGAATCTGGCAACGTAAGAGATGATCGTAAGTTTATGTCGATGCTCGAAGACTATTGGTTGCCTCGTCGTGAAGGTGGTCGTGGTACAGAAGTAACTACACTTCCTGGTGGTCAGACACTTGGTCAGATGGACGACGTTCTTTACTTCCAGAAGAAATTCTATGGCACATTGAATGTTCCTATCAATCGCCTTAACTCTGACGCATTGTTCTCGCTTGGACGTGCTACAGAAGTTACTCGTGATGAATTGAAGTTCGCTCGTTTTGTTTCAAGATTACGTGCTAAGTTCTCGATGCTCTTTACTAAAATGCTTGAGAAGCAGCTAGTTCTTAAGCAAATTATGACTATTGAAGATTTTAACAATATCGCTGCTGATCTTAAATATGATTATACTAAGGACAATTACTTCAATGAGTTGAAGGAAGGTGAGATTCTTGATAATCGTATTAACCTCATGCGCAACATGCAGGATATGATTGGTAAGTATTACTCGCACGAGTGGGCGCGTAAAAATATCCTTCAGCAGAATGATGAAGATATTGAAGAGCAAGATAAAGAAATTAAAGAAGAAACTGATTCTGGTGATAAACGTTGGATGAATCCAATGGATCAACAAATGATGATGAATGATCAAGATCCTAATGCACCTTTTGGTGAAGGTGAAGAAAAAGGCGATACTGAACAGAATCCTTTAGCCAATGATGAAGATACTGATGCTACTCCTGCAACTGATGAACAAAATAAAAAAATGCAGCAAGCCAAAGCAAAGTACAATCTTCTAAAAAATAAAAAGAATAAAACATTAAAAGATATAGCAGATTACAAGTCAGTTGCTCAAATTCTAGCAAAAAATAAATAAGTGGAGATAAAAAATGGATAATGAAACAACGCATTCTATTCAGGATTTAGTAAAATTTTCTTATGAACAGAAGCCGATAGATTTTGAAGCAGCATTTAATTCTATTCTAACAGATAGAATTGCTGTAGCTGTTGACAATAAAAAAATTGAAGTGGCTCAATCAATGTTTAATCCTGCAGAAGATATAAATACTGAACAGGATTCAGAATCAGAGGAATAAGAAATAATGGCAAAGCAGCTTAAAGATATTTTAGGAACAAGATCAGTTAAAACTGTTCCTGGTAATCTTGGAAAAGATCCAGGCGTTGATTACGAGCCAAAGGCTGGTGATGAACAGAAGTTTGTTGCTATGCATGTTCACCAGAAGCATGAATATCCTCATGATAATGAAGGTATGTTCACTGGAAAAGTTGATTATGCTCTTGATAAGGCAATCAATGCTCGCCTAGGATATACTCAAAAAGAAGCTGAGAAAGCTGCATTTACTGCTGTAAAAGAAGAAACTCTTGATGAGCTTTCAACTGATCTTCTACATCGTGCAGCTCATAAGGCAGCTAAGGTTGCTATGACTGACGTTCAGGGTCGTTCTGGTCCAATCTTTAAAAAGTATGCCGACAAAGCTAATAAGTTCCGCGCCAAGGGTATGGAACAAGAAAAGAAAGAAAAAGCTGTCAAGGAAGAAAACCTTGACGAAATTTCAACTGGTTTAGCACACAGAGCTGCTATTAAGGCTTGGAATAAGTCTGATAAGATGAAAGCCGACGCTAAAAATGAACCAGATATTCATTCTCATGCGCAGGCTATGCATAAGGCTAGCAAGAAAAATCAGCAGGGCAATAAGTTCATAAATTACGCTCAGGGTATGAAAGAAGAAGTTATTGATGAAGTTCTAACTAAGTCAACAACTGCTGGTGAGACAATTCACGATTTCGTTCATTCAAAAAATCCTAAGTTTGCTGGTAAGTCAAAAGAAAAGCGTAAGCAAATGGCGCTTGCTGCTTACTATGCAAAACAGCGCAATGAATCAGTTCAAGAAGATCTTGCTGTTCCTCTTCTTGGATCAACATATGGTTCTTCTGATATTGCAAAAAATAAAACAGACGACACTCAATCAGAAATTGATATGGTTCGTGCAGAATTAAAGGCAATTGCTAATAAGACAATGCATATGCTTTCTGCTATGCCAGCTGATCATCATATTGAACCTTGGGTCCAGTCTAAAATTGCTGCTGCAAAAGAAATGATTGGTTCAGTTCATGATTATATGATGTACAGTGATGAAAATAAAGAAGAAGACGAACAAATGGATACTCCTATGACTTTCCCTAATATGTCAGTGGACGTTAATACAGGACAGAACGTATAATGGCTTATCAATCAGGCGTTTCGGGCGCATTCAATCCAATTGGCAACACAGCCACATTTCTTGCTAATACAGCAGCACCAACTGCTGTCCAGGTAACATATACGCCAGCATCAAATGCTACTGGTTATACATCGTATTGCCAGTATCGCGTTTTCAACTCTGGTTCGAATTTAATTTTCTTGGGCGTTGGCGCTAATTCCACAATCGCAAATAATAATGCAGTTGTAGTTTCTACTAATTCTACTGGTATTCCTGTTCTTCCTGGCACGCTTGAGATTTTCTCATTCCCAACTAATTCATATTTTACTGCTATCACTTCATCTGGCACATCACAAATTTATATCACGCCAGGATTTGGAGTATAATATGACAGTAAAAGCTAGTATTCAAACAGGTACAAGTGTTACTCTTGGTGCAGCTGGAGGACCTACTATTGCTTACGGTACTGGCGTTCCAAGTGCTTCAAAAATTACTGGTGCTGCTTCTTCAGCAACAGGAACACCAGCAACAGGTTCACAGTACATTCGCACTGACGGTACTTCTGGTGCTAGAATTTATTGGTATTACGGCTCTTGGGTAGCCCAAACATCCCCATAAGGAATAATAAAATGAAACTTATCACCGAACTTTTCGAAAACATGGAATACATTACCGAAGCTAAAGAAAACGGTGAGAAAGAACATTTCATCGAAGGTATCTTCCTTCAGGCTAATCGTAAAAACCGTAACGGTCGTATCTATCCTCTCCATATTATGGAAAAGGAAGTTGGTCGTTATATGAACGAAACTGTAAAAAATAATCGTGCGTATGGCGAGCTTGGTCATCCAGCTGGTCCTGCAATCAACCTAGATAGAGTATCACATATTATTACTGAATTGAAACGTGATGGTGATAATTTTATTGGTAAAGCAAAACTTACTGATACTCCAATGGGTAATATTGCAAAAGGTCTTTTAAAATCTGGTGCGAATCTTGGCGTTTCATCACGTGGTATGGGCACACTAAGTCCTGGTAAAGATGGCGCTATGATTGTTGGTCCAGATTTTCATATTGCTACAGCTGCTGATATTGTTGCCGATCCTTCTGCTCCTGATGCTTTTGTCAAGGGTATTATGGAAAATGTTGAATGGATATATGATTCAGTTAAGGATACATGGTATGAAGAAAAACTTCATAATATGAAAACATCTATGCATAAGATGACAATGGATCAAATAGAAGAGTCAAAATTTTCCATTTATGAAAGCTTTTTAACTTCTCTAACACTAAAATCTAAATAATATAAATAATTCTAAATTCCACAGGGGAGACCTTTAAATGACTGATAAAGTAGAAAACGTTGAAGCAACAGAGATCGAGGAAGGTACTCTTGCTGCTGATTCTCTAAAGCCAGCTTCGCGCACCGTAGCTGATCCAAAATCAAAGATCGAAATGATCACTCACGCCATTGGCGCAATGCATGCAATGAAGAAGGACGACTTGTCAAAGTGGTTCAACGATTCTATTGCGCAGTATGGTCCAGGTAAGACTTATGGCGTTGGCGACAACTCTGGTAAGAATGCTTCTTCGATCGACATGAAGGCATCTTATGCTACTGCAACTACTGGTCCAAAGACTAAGTATGCAATGCCAAAGCTTTCTGTTAAGGAAGACGTTGAAGAAATGTTCAATGGTTCTGATCTTTCAGAAGAATTCAAAGAAAAGGCATCAACAATCTTCGAAGCTGCTGTTACAGCTCGTTCAATGATTGAAGTTGCTCGTCTTGAAGAAGAATTTGAATCTTCACTCGTTGAAGCAGTTTCTGAAATCAACGAAGAGCTTACATCTAAACTAGATACATATCTCGACTATGTAACTGAACAGTGGATGGAAGCAAACGAAGTTGCTATCGAATCATCTCTTCGTAATGAAGTTATGGAAGAATTCATCGACGGTCTTAAGGGTCTATTTACTGAACATTATATTGATGTTCCCCAGAACAAAGTTGACGTAATTGAGTCTCTTGCAACTAAGGTTGAAGAACTCGAAGCAAAGCTTGACGAACAGATTACTGAAAACGTCGAGATGAAAAGAGCTTTTATTGATGTTGAAAAGAAAGAAGTTCTCGAGTCATACCTCGGCGACCTTGCTCTTTCGCAGCAGGAAAAGTTTGAAGCACTAGCCGAAAGCATTGATTTTGATGGCGATGTAGAAGTTTATTCTAAGAAGCTTTCTATTATCTTTGATAAGTATTTTGCTACAGAACAGAAGACTGCTCCAGTATCAACTAATATTACTGAAGAGACTTTTGAAGGTGAGACATCTACTGCTACAGTGACCGTTGATCCAGTAATGAATCGTTACGCACAAGCAATTTCTAAATCCGTTAAAAATTAATTCTTATAAATAATATACCAAACCCAGATAGAAAGGGAGACAAAAATGTATCTAGCTGAGGAAATCCAAAAGAAGTGGGCGCCAATCTTGGAGCACGCAGATCTTAATCCAATCAAGGATCAGAACCGCCGTTCAGTAACTGCAGTTGTTCTTGAAAACACAGAGCGCGCTCTTCGCGAGTCAGCTTCGCATGGCATGTACCAGACTCTAACAGAAACTGGTCTTGAAGGCGTTGCAGTCAACGCAATGGGCGGTTCTTCGTCTACTGCTGGTTCAGGTGGCGTTGACACCTTCGATCCAGTTCTTATCTCGCTCGTACGTCGTGCAATGCCTAACCTCATTGCTTATGACATCTGCGGCGTTCAGCCAATGACTGGTCCAACTGGTCTTATCTTCGCAATGCGTTCGAAGTATACCTCACAGGGTAACTCAACTGGCGGCTTTGCTAACGGTAACCAGGACAACGAAACATTCTACAACGAAGTGAACACTGCGTTCTCTGCCGTTCAGGGTGCTGATGCTAACGTTGCCTTCAACGGCTTCAAGGGAACTATCCCAGGTGCAACTAACACTTCACCACTTGCTGCTACTAACACCTACAATACTGGTGCTGGTATGTCAACTGCTCAGGCAGAAGCTCTTGGTACATACGGTAACGTCGAGTTTTCTCAGATGGCGTTCAGTATCGAAAAGGTAACTGTAACTGCTAAGTCACGTGCTCTTAAGGCAGAGTACACTATGGAACTTGCTCAGGATCTTAAGGCTATTCACGGTCTTGACGCTGAGACAGAACTTTCAAACATCCTTTCGGCTGAAATCCTTGCGGAAATCAATCGTGAAGTTGTTCGTACTATCAACATCACCGCTACTCAGGGTGCAATGGACAACACAACTACTGCTGGTGTGTTCGATCTTGACACTGACTCAAACGGTCGTTGGTCAGTTGAAAAGTTCAAGGGTCTTATGTTCCAGCTTGAGCGTGAAGCTAACCAGATTGCTAAGCAGACTCGTCGTGGTAAGGGTAACATTGTTATCTGTTCTTCTGATGTTGCTTCAGCTCTTCAGATGGCTGGCGTTCTTGACTACGCACCTGCTCTTAACAGCAACAACCTCCAGGTAGATGATACTGGTAACACTTTCGCTGGTGTTCTTAACGGTCGTCTTCGTGTCTACATCGATCCATATGCTATCGGTGGTAACTACCTAACAGTGGGTTATAAGGGTTCATCAGCGTTCGACGCTGGTCTATTCTACTGCCCATACGTTCCTCTTCAGATGGTTCGCGCCGTTGACCAGCAGTCCTTCCAGCCAAAAATCGGCTTCAAGACTCGTTATGGCATGGTTGCTAACCCATTTGCTGAAGGTCTCTATAAGGGTTCAGGCGAACTCGTTCTTGGTGGCGCAAATACTGGTAACAAGTATTATCGTCGTCTTATCGTCAACAACCTTATGTAATAAAAAGATCCAGGAAACTGGACCGAGACTAGGGAGGGCAGAAATGCTCTCCCTTTTTTTATTGACTTTCTGTCATGTCCCCAGTATAATCATTAATGTGACAGTGATAACTAAATAGTAGTAGCTATGGAGTAATTAA